CCCGGACTCAGCAAACACGGCCTGTCCGCAGGTGCCGTGTCCGGCTTGCTGGTCAATACAGCCGTCTATGCCAGCAATGTGCATGAAGGCACACATCGCCATGAAGGATTCGGCGCGCGCCCATTCCAGCAGGATGCTGTGGATGAAACGCGCGGCGCAGCGCTTGAGCGCATGCTTGTTGGTATGCGCAGGGCGGTGGCGCATGCTTAAAAATTACAACCTCGCCGCCGTGGCCATCCGCGATGCCCTGCTTGCAGATGCAGCGCTGGCAGCCTGGTGCAGTAGCACCTTCGGCAAATCATTGTCCGGCTTGTTAGGCAATCGCGAGCCTCGTTTTATCGGGCCGGAACTGTATCCGCTGGTGATGGTGGTGGCGCAAGATTCCGAGATTAACGCGGATGAGGTCAATATCGGTCTCGGCTTCGGCCTGATCCATGATGATATGGGCACTGCGCTCGCCCGCCTCGGTGAGATGCAAGAACTGGTGTTTAATGCCCTGTTTAACACCCCCGCCTTCAGCGTCCGTTTTTCAACCGCCCACCCGGATGGGCAGGCATTTCATCCCAAACATCACATGGTGCTCGATATCACCGCCGCCGATTTCACGGCAGATATCACAGGCATGGCCGATTTCATCACCTTCCATGCCGATTCGCAGCTTGATGCAGATACAGAGCCCGAACTCATAACAGAGGAGACCTTGCCACAATGACCCCACAAATCATCAAATTAAAACCCGCCAAAGGAATGTTGGTGCGCGACCCGGAAACAGGTCGCCATCTCGACAGCAAAGGCGAAAACAAACCACGCTCCAGCTATTGGCTGCGGCGCTTAAATGACGGCGATGTCGTCGAAATCTCTGGAGGTAAATCCAAATGACCGGAATAGCATTCTCGAAAATCCCCGCCAACCTGCGCCTGCCCGGCGCTTATATTGAATTCGATGCATCACTGGCAGGGCTGGCGCAGGCCAGCTTCAAGCGCCTGATCATCGGCCAGCGCTTCGCCGCCGGTACTGTTGCAGCCAATATCCCCACCCGCATCACTTCGGCAGCCAATGCTGAAAAGTTCTTCGGTCGTGGCTCACAGATTGCCACCATGCTGGCGCTGGTGATGGCGATTGATCCGTGGACAGAAACATGGGCGATCGCGCTCGATGATAACGCGGCTGGTGCAGTCGCGACCGGCACGATTGCGCTCTCTGGTTCTGCCACCAAGGCAGGCACGTTGAACGTATATATCGGCGGCAACAAGGTGCAAGCCGGTGTTGGCTCTACCGATTCGGCTACCGTCGTCGGTGCAACCCTTGCCGCCGCGATCAATGCCGATACCAGCCTGCCAGTCACCGCTGCCAGTGTCACCGGCACGGTCACGCTCACCGCCCGCCACAAAGGCGAATGCGGCAACGATATCGATATCCAGTTGAATTATTACAGCGAAGAAACCCCCGCAGGGCTGGGCGCAGTCATCACAGCCATGTCCGGCGGCACCTCCAATCCCGCTATCAGCACGGCCATCGCCGCCATGGCTTCGGAATGGTATCGCTGGATTGCCATGCCCTATACCGACACAGCCAACATCGTTGCCCTGGAAACAGAGCTCGATGCCCGCTACGGCCCCATGCAGCAAATGGGTGGCCGCGCATTCGCAGCCATTGCAGGCACACACTCCGCCGCACTCAGTTGGGGCAATGCCCGCAATTCCGCCCATGTCTCGGTGCTCGGCACACAGAAATCACCCACGCAACCGTGCGAAGCCGCCGCGATTTACTGCGCCCGCGCCTCGCAATCGCTGGCCATTGACCCCGCCCGTCCGCTGCAAACCCTGCACCTGACCGGCATGCTGGCTCCCTCCGTCGTTGATCGCTGGAGCGACATCGAGCGCAATCTGGCTCTATTTGACGGCATCAGCACCTACAAAGTAGGCCCCGATGGTACGGTTCATATCGAGGCCGCCATCACCCAGTACCAGGTCAACGATGCGGGCGTGGATGATATTGCCTATCTCTACGTCAACACACCCGAGACGCTGGAACTGCATCGCTACAACCTGCGCTCCGAGATCGGCCTGCGCTATCCACGCCACAAACTGGCGATGGATTCGCAACCGGTCACACCGGGTCAAGCCATTGCGCGGCCAAAGGATATCGCCGCCACCATGCGCGCCGTTTATGAACGCGAGATTGCAGCGGGTCTGATGGAAGATTTCGCAGGCTACGCCGCCACCCTGTTTGTCGAGATTGATGCCAACAACCCGAACCGCGTCAACGTGGTCGATCAGCCCAACCTGGTCAACCAGCTCCGCGTCTTCGCCAACCTGGTCCAATTCCGCGCATAACAAATAACCCGCGCCCGCCCCCCGCGCATAACAAATAACCCGTAGGGGCGGCCCCCCGTGGCCGCCCGAACACAAGGAGAAAACCATGGCAGCAAAGAATCAAGTCACAGGCAAAATAACCATCAGCACCGCCTCGCTCGGCGTCATCCGCTCCAAACCGGGCGCGACGCTCGATTTCGGCGGCGTCAAACGCGACCCTGTCGAAGATGATCAGGGCGTTGCAGGCTACACAGAAACCCCGGTCGCCCCGTCCGTCGATGCCACCTTTGTCCATAAGGGCGGCATCAGCATCAAAGCCCTGGCCGACATCGTGCAGGAAGATATCAGCTTCGAGACAGACACCGGCAGCCACTTCGTCGTGCGCGAAGCATGGTGTACCGAACCGCCGCAGCTATCCGCCGGTGAAATCAAGGTCAAATTCGTCGGCACCCTCTGCGATGAGGTCACGGCATGAACGTGAAAACGATTACGCTGGAGCATCCGGTCACCGTTGGTGGTGAGGTTGTCACTGAGTTGAATCTCCGGCGGCCAAAGCTAAAAGACCTTCGGCAGTTGGATGAAATCAGTGGAGAGATAGCGGTGTCAGAGGCAATTATTAATTCTCTGTCTGATGCTTCTCCTGCTGTTGTGGCCAATCTGGATGCCGCCGATTTTGCAAAGATCAATGAAGTATTGGCGGTTTTTTTTGTGGGGCTCCTTCCAACTGGCGGGAAGTAGCCTCTGATTTAGCAGCTTTTTTCCATTGGCAGCCGTCTGAACTGATGAATCTGGAAATAGACGAATTGACCAAATGGCACGAGCAGGCGTGCAGACTGAGTGAGGTAGGTAACTAAATGTCGATGAAAACAAAAATAATCATATCTGCCGTTGATCGTTTTACGCGTCCAGTCAAGCGTATGACAAAGTCAACGAGGCAGTTGGGTTCATCGATGTCAGGGCTGAGGGCTGCTGTAGCCGGGATTGGTTTGGGGCTAGTTGCCAAGCAGGCGCTACAAGCAGGGATTGCGTTCCAGTCCACCCTTGCAGACCTGTCCGCCATCACAGGAGCTACCGGCTCCAATCTCGACTTTATGAGAAAAAAGGCGATGGAGTTTTCTGCATCCACGGTCGTCTCAGCGCAGGATGCCGTGGAGGCGTTCAAGCTTGTGGCATCAGCCAAGCCTGACCTGCTAAGTAATGCCCATGCTTTAGCATCTGTCACCAAACAGGCGATTATACTGTCAGAAGCATCAGGGGTGACACTGGCCACAGCAGCAAAGACTGTCGGTGCATCATTAAACCAATTCAGTGCGGACGCAGATCAGACCAAAAGGTTCATCAACGTGCTGGCTGCCGGAGCGAAGTTTGGCGCGTCTGAAATTGATCAGACCAGCCAGGCATTAAAAATGGCAGGTGTGGTCGCATCTCAGTCTGGCTTGTCGTTTGAGGAGACCAATGCGGCGATCCAATTGCTTGCAAAGGGTGCGCTTAAAGGCAGTGAGGCAGGCACTGGATTGCGCGGTGTTTTACTGAAACTGGAAACACAAACGGAAAAGCAGTTCAAGCCGTCTGTTGTTGGCTTATCCGGGGCTCTCAAGAACCTGCGCGATGCCAACCTTACAACGACCGCTCAAAAGAAACTGTTTGGTGAAGAATCAATTGTTGCTGCCAAGCTGCTCATTAAAGAGGCCGACAATGCAGATATATTAACCCGGAAGCTGACCGGGACAAACACAGCTTATGATCAGGCCAGAATTAAAACAGGAACGCTGGAAGCGGACGTCAAGCGGCTTAAAACTGCATTTCAAAATATGGGGATCAGTGCCGAAGGCGCAGGCAATATAGGCTTGCGATCAGTGGTTGAGGGATTCACTCAAATATTGACGGGCATGGGTGACGTTGGCGGAGGGGCTGACAGCCTTAGCCTGCAAATAGCACAGAGCGCCGATGTTTTGGGGAACTTTGCGCGCGGCATTGCGCTACCGTTCGTGGCGACAGCCGATGCCATTGCGTCAGTTGCTGCCAGCATTTCATTTTTACGTGAAGGGGAGTTCAAAAAGGCATTGAACGTGCAGCAGCAGGGTGGTGAGAAAATCATAAAGTTGTTTGATGATGCAACCAATCCGCTTATCGCTAACCGTTTTGAAAACAACTACAGGAAACTCATCGCAGAACGCAACAGAGGCAACGCTGATCAAAATGGAATCAAGGCTGACGTTGGTGGCACACTCAAACTGGAAATTACGGGAGCCCCTGTGCGTGTGCGAGAAATGCGCATGAACGGCCCGATGTCCATGAATGTGGATACAGGCCCCTTGCCGGTCGGGTCTAACTAATGTGGCGTGATCAAATGCAAAAAGGCTCCTTCCGGGGCGTGGCTTTCCGGGTCAAATCTCAGAACACTGAGGGCGGGCGGCGTGTGGCGCGGCATGAGTATCCGGGGCGCGATGAGCCGTGGCCGGAGGATCTGGGGCGCAAAGGGCGCGTGCATAATATCGAGATGTATATCATCGGCGCGGATTATATGGCCGGGCGTGATGCCATGCTCGATGCGCTGGAAAAACAGGGTTCGGCAGAATTAACACATCCGTGGCTCGGTGCGCTTACCGTGCAGGTGGAAACCTACCGCCTGCGTGAATCCACCCGCGAAGGCGGCATGGCTACGTTTTCAGCCACCTTTATCGAAGCGGGGCAGCGAATATTTCCCTCATCCAGCGCCGATACGTCCAGCAATGTTACCCGGCACTCCGATGCCGCCCGGCTGGCTGTGCAGCAATCGTTTGCCAGCACCTTCAGCACCGCAGGGCAGCCCGGCTGGGTGGGTAGTGAGGCGCAGAGCGTGCTTGGGCAGGCTGCCGACGAGATCAATGCCGTGCTTCAGTCCGTGCCGGGTATCCCCGCTGAAATCAGCACAGCCCTGGCTGATGTTTCTAATCTGAAATCGGCAATCTCAACGCTGATTTTAACCCCGCTTATGCTGGCAGGGCGCATTGATGGCGTTATTTCATCCATCTCCAATATCTTCACCGATCCGTTTGCGGCGCTGCTGGCCTATCGTGGGCTGGCCTTGTTTGGCGCAGGCATGCCACCGGTGGCTGCAACCACGCCCGCACGCATACAACAGGCCGCCAATCAGGATGCCACCGTGGCGCTGGTGCAACAGTTGGCGCTGATCGCCGAGGCCAATGTATCTGCCACCTATACGCCCGCAGCCAGTTCCGATGCCACAAGCTTGCGCGATGATATTGCCGATAGACTCGATAGCGCAGCCACAGCCACGGCAGATGATGCCTCCTATCTGGCACTGACCGATCTGCGCAGCGCTGTTGTGTCAGATATAACCACCCGCGCCATCACCCTGCCGCGCGTCAGCCATGTTACGCCAACAGCCACACGCCCTGCGCTGGCGCTGGCTTATCAGATTTATGGTGATGCCCGGCGCGATAGCGCAATCATTGACCGCAACCATGTGCGCCATCCGGGATTCGTGCCCGGTGGTCAAGCACTGGAGGTGCTGCGTGCCTGATGTGATTCTCCGGGTCAATGGCCGTGATTATATCGGCTGGACAAGCGTGCGTGTGACGCGCGGCATCGAGCAGATCGCCGGATCGTTTGAATTGAGCGTCACCGACAAATGGGCGGGGGCAAGCCCTATGCCGATCCAGCCGGGCGACCGCTGCCAGGTGTTGATCGCATCTTATCAGCTCATCGATGGCTATGTGGATGACAGATCAGTGAACTATAGCAAAGACAGCCACAGCATCACCATCACCGGACGCGACAAAACCGGCGATCTGGTTGATTGCTCCACCGCAGTGAGGCAGACAAAAGGGCAAACCCTGTTGCAAATCGCCAGCGCCGCCTGCAAGCCCTTTGGTATTGGCGTGGTGGCGAATGCAGATGTGGGCAAAGTGTTTGCCAATAGCTATGCCGAAACAGGCCAAACCGTGTTTGATTTGCTCTCTACGCTGGCAGCCCATCGCGGCGTGCTATTGTTATCCGATGGCAAGGGAAATTTAATCATTGGTAAAGAAGGCACGGCAGCCGCCCCCGTGGCGCTGGTGTTTGGTAAAAATATTGAATCATGCAGCGCGCGGGATTCCATGCGCGACAGGTTTTCCGATTACTCAGCATTGTATCAACCCGCCCAAAGTGATTTTTCATCAGGCACCGTGGCCACGCAGGCGAGCGCACAAGCCGCAGATGCAGGCGCACGTTCGCCACGCCCGCTGATTATGGTTGTCGATGAGGGCGGTGATCTGGCCTCTAAAGTGAAATATGAGCGCAATGTCCGTGCCGGTCGCGCCCGCTCAATCAGTTACACCGTCAGCGGCTGGCTGGCGGATGGGGCGCGTTTATGGCAGCCCAACACGCGCGTGACGGTCACAGATCCGAATCAGGCTCCGGCCTTGAATAACACAGCCATGCTGATCACCACCTGTACCTATAGCCGCGATGAGCAGGGCAGCCGCACCGAACTGGCCGTGATGCTACCAGGTGCTTTCGATGTGTTCGCAGCTCCCGAAGCCAATACGAACGGCGGTGTATTCTGATGCTGCGGGCTGTTGATAAAATGCTCTCCCCGCTCAAGCGCCGCCTGCGCCTGCTGGTCACGCGCGGCGTGGTGAAGCTAACCAATGACGCGGCCAAAATGCAGGAACTCCAGATCACCGGGCTGGCCGATGAGGTGCTCGATGGTGTGGAGCATATCCAGCCTTATGGCTTTACCGCCCACCCGCATCCTGAGTCCGATTGTCTGATTCTGAACGTGGGCGCGAATCGAGCCCACCCGATTGTGATTGCCGTGGATGATCGCCGCTATCGCCTCAAAAACATGGCCGAAGGCGAAGTGGCGATTTATGACGATCTGAATCAACGCATCACCCTGACCCGCAGCGGCATCGTTATTGATGCCCCGCAGGGCTGCACACACAATGGTGATCTGACAATCAACGGCAACACGACGATCAATGGCGATGTATCGCTGACCGGCACGCTGACCGCCAGTACCGATGTGATCGCGGCAGGCATCAGCCTCTCCGGCCATACCCATCCGGGCGATTCCGGCGGCACAACGGGCGCACCGCAATGACCGATATCGCCTTTATCCCGCAATCCGCAGGCTTAAATCTGCCCGGCTACGATATAGCACTGTCCGGCGCTGACTTGCTGGCCGATAACGGGCTGAAAACCGCCGTGATTATGTCCCTGTTTACCGATAGACAGGCCGAACCGGGCGATATATTGCCCGATGGCTCAACCAATCGGCGCGGCCATTGGGGCGATTCGTTCGCGGCAGTGGATGGCGACAAGATTGGCTCGCGGCTCTGGCTGTTGGATCGCGCCAAACAAACGAGCGACACCCTCAACCGGGCGCGTGAATATAGCCGCGAGGCGCTGCAATGGCTGATTGATGATGGTGTTGCTGCCACGCTCAAGGTGGCCGCCGCATGGCTGCGCCCTGGCATGCTCGGTTTAACCATCGAGATTACCCGCCCGGACGGCTCAAGCCAGAACTACAGATTTGAAAAT